TTCTGCCCATGTCTTCCATGCTCTTGTCTTTGAACCACGGTCTAACTTCTGTTAGTACTGGACAAGTCTTGCCATACATTTCCATGCATGGTACTTGCACTGTCACTGGTCTCGAGTCGGTCTGACCCTTGATGCCCGCGAACGGCAGTTTGATCATGTTCCTTTCAGTCCAGAAGAATGTGTTGGTCTCGTCCTTGTCCGGTAAGAACCTAACTACTGCTTCAGAACCTTCTGCTATGTTCCAGTGTGGGTAGATGGCGTTGTCTCCGCCTGTGTTGGAAGTGGAGCGATTCACTTCTTGAGATTTCAATTTCGCTCTTATTTCAGCTAATGATGCCATAATGTAAGCCTCCTTGTGTGCCTATGTTTGTTAGTTTGCCTAAATGTATATTAGACATATAGTGTTTAATATACAACTATATTTATCCATTGTCTACTACTATTATTGGTAAAATATCTTATTTTTCTTGAAAACAAAAAATGGATAATCAAACTTAAAGGTATACACACCGTTGTATGAGAGATATCCGAATGTTTTTATATCTTCATTTTTTTCAGTAATGTATGTACCTATAGTATCGAAGTCGTTCAATGAATCACCTGTTATTGTACATTTAAGATCCTTGATTATTACGAATACATCTTGAATTATTTGATTGCCTTTCAGTACAGTGTCTCTGTCGACTTTATTTTCTAAACTGACAGATAATATATTTGTTCCTACTTGCTGTTTGAGATCAAATATATTCTTATCGTATTCTCCAGAATGAATTAATTCATCATTGAACTTGATCTCTCCCATGGGGAGTTTGTTGCCTTTTCTTCCTATCTCCAAAGTTAGTTGCAACATTATATCTTATTTTCCTTCCAGTGTTTGATCATTCTTTTGGCCAACGCTTTTTTTGTTTTGTATCTATACTCGGTCATAAGTTTATATTTGTTACTCAGCTCTAGCAGTTCTATCCACCAATTCACACGATTTATGAAAGTGTTGTCAGGATTGCTTGGAATTTTCCAATATTCATAAACCAATCCAACACCCGCTTTTATATCTTCCCACTCGACTTCTAATTTTCTCGCGTGTGTATCATACAACGGTGAACCTGGCAAAAGATGAAGTACCCCTACCGGATTTACTATTACATTTGGAAATTCGAAATGTTTATATTTCTCCACTAGCGATAGTGTGTCTTCGAAGTCCTTTCTTGTTTCTGTTACGTAACCGGTCATGAGATTCCACTCTTGTGTGATTCCTACTTTCTGTAGGCTTTCTATCATTATAGATAGATCCTCGTTTGTAAACTTTTTACCCATGTGATTCCTAACGGCTTCGCTTCCAGATTCCACGCCGACTATTACATGCTTACAACCTGCCTGCGCCATGAGTTCGTAATCGTCCTCTGTTGTTTGGCCCTTGGGCCTTGCTATGTATTCACCATAGTAGGATAATGTTTTTGGCAATTTTTTTGCCAATGCTTCGTTCATTTGTCTGAATGCTTTCATGGACCCATTTATCAGGCTGTCAGACATCATGAAATTTGTGATACCTTGTTTTTCATAGATCTCGATCATCTCGTCTGCTATTTTTTTGCCATCCTTGAAAACAAATTTTGGTTCAAATGTGAACACGTCACAGAAGGTACATCTCCTCACACATCCTTTTGATCCGGTAATTGTTGCCGCGGCCGCTTGTTCCGTGAGATGAAAGATTTTTGAACTGTTGGCATACAGGTCGACTTTGTAGTCAATGTATGATGGGGTGGGCAATTCATTTAATTCCTCATGAGTCAATTGCCTGCCCGAATTGAATTTTCCTTTTTTATTGTTAGTAAGTATATCTATAAGTAAATTTTCGCTTTCATTTATTACCACAGCATCACATAATCCTGTTTCTAACATAGTGTCAGACATCATTTTATTGTTCTTGTACGGTATGTTTGTGTTGTCATCCTTACTGATTCCGGGACCGCCCAGTATTATTTTTTGACCAGGATTTATTTTTTTTATATGGAAACATAAATCATGTGCGAAGCAGAGACTCTGATAACTCAACAAAGAAAGACCTATCCAGTTGCTTTTCATCTCTATTAGACGTCTGGCGGTTTTTTCAACATATTCTTGGTACCAGTCGTGTGCTTCTTCTGACATTTCTGAAAAGAACATCATGTACTTTTCTATTTCCGTGGAAAACACTTTATCTTTGTACGCCAGTTGTGTTTCTATGTTTAGATCAACTGTTGTGGTCTTAAGTCCATGCGAGTCACAGATGGCTTTTAGTAAGGCCGGAGCCAATGGCATAGCATCTATCTTGCTGAAGGGCAAGAACACAAAGACCGCGTGATAATTCATACAGATATTATATATTGTTCAATTGGTAAAGTAAATTATTTTATTTTAATGGAAAGATACCTATTGATAGAATGCTAGGTTTTTTATACGATCTATTTGATTATCGTAAGCCATTTCTTCTTCTGAGAAGAATTCTTCAAGTTGTAAGCCTGCCAACTCTATGGCATCTTTTAAAGTGTATTCCTGATCGCCCACTTTGAACTTGTCACCCGCTTTCATGCCCGCGGCCTTGGCTTTCTGTACTGCCTGTGCGAACTGGTTGCCCTCGAACTTGCCAGCGTGTGCTCCACCCTGCATCTTCTCGTAGTGTTCCGCGGCCTCTTCTGGTGTGAGTCCTAGTTCATCAGCGTGGCTCATGAATTCGTCTTTGCTCATGCTCTGTGCCATGTCTGCTATCTTGTCGCCCATGCCTTCTGTTTTGTCAGCGTATCTTTCATCACCGGCTTTCATTCTTTTGTAAGCAGTTGTGTTCATCATCTTGTCCGCTTTCGTCACGTCAAGTTTTGTTGCGTCCTCTTTGTCCTTCTTTTCAATTTCTTGATCTTTGGGTTCGGTGGCATACTCTTTGAGTTTGTCAAAATTCTTGTGTAGGTAGTCTGTGGCCACTTTTTCATCTGCGGAAGTGAATGCTGACTTGCCATCTTTGTCTAGCACGTCATACACCATCTTGCCGTCTTCGCCCTTGTACATCGACACGTATGGTTTCTGTTCCACGATGTTGTCTGCCCATGATTCGAACGCTTCCGTCTCCTTGGCCTTGCCTTTTAGGTCCTTCTTTGGTGCGAACGCACCTGGCTCCATCCTTACTTCTTTGCCGTACTCTGGATCCGCCTGCATCTTCTTGTAGTCGTCGATGTATCTCTTGGCCAGTTGTATCGCTATCTTCTTGTTCTTAATGTAGTCCGGTGTTGGTTTGAATGTGGATGAATTCTCTTGGTCCATCTCATCTGCCACCCTACTTGCGAAGTTGGCTACTCTGTCTTCCTCGCCTGATTTGGTCAGCAGTCTTGACGCTATGTCTGAAAGTATTGAACTCAACATTGTGTTCTTGTTAGTGAATTTCGTCCTTGACAGCATCTTGTCTGCTGTGTCATCTTTCCTCAGGATCAGTTTACTGTCTGGATCAGTAAGGAAACTCTGTACCACTGCGCCATGATCCACTGGTGGTTGTATTGGTGCGTCGATAGGCTCATCACCCGGTTCTAGTTCGTTGACCTGATCTTCTTTCTTTTCGTCATCGTCACCATCCATGTGTGAATGCACATCTACTCTACCTTGGTGTTTGTCTTTTGATAATTTTTCTGCTTCGCCTTCCTCATCTTCTTCTTTTTCTGTAAGTTCACTCATTATCTTGTTTATAATTGGTAAAGCATCCTCTACTCTGGCATCTAGGTTTTTCATGGTGAACTTCTCTCTCAGTTTGTTTACGGTTTCATCGTCTAGTATTTGTTCTTCTGATGTTTTGAAATCTTTCGATGCTGTTTCATAGTGACTCTGTTTTGATAGGTTCTTCATGTAGCCTCTCAAGTTTTCCAGTTTCATCTTGGTCTGTTCTATGATGTCGCCCGCGTTGTCATTCAACTGATCTTTGTTGGTGACATATCTCGAGAATGAGTTTAATTTTGCTATGTCTTCTGATGTTGCTATAATGTGCTGTCCGAACTCGTCATGCGGTCTTCCACCGTTGGCCACGTGCCTCTGCATGGCTCTCGCACCTGCTAGGTGTGTTAGTGGATATTTGAATCTCTCGCCATCTTCGTTCTCTATGTACAGTGATTGTATCTGTCTTGATCTCGCTCCTGGCACTGTCTCGTCAACTTTGCCCTTGTGCCTGATTATCAATCTTGTTTTTTCTAGATTCTCAAATGAACTCTTGGAAGTGCCAGTTAGGCCTTCTGCGACCGGTGCCTTCTCGACACCCGCTAATTTAGTAATTCTTGCTAGTTCTTCTGACATCTCGCCAGTATTTACCGTTTTGTTCGTATCTGCTAGATTTTCATAATCCTGCTTCGTTAGGTTGTTTTTTGTTATATCTCTGACGTCGAAACCCAATTGGTGCTCCACTGCGAAGTCCTTCAATTCCTTTAGGAAAGCGTACCATTCATCTCTGCTGTCCTCATCGATCTTGTTAACAAGATCCCTGTTGTAGTACACCTTCATGTTCTCACCGTCCGCTAGGCTTATGCTCACGCTTCCGAAAGTGTCGGCATCCTCGGCGAATTCAAACTCAAAGAACACTGCGCCCTGTGGATCCGCTGTGGCGGCCCCGTTCTCGTCACCCAGTCTGATGTTGGCGAACTGTGATCTGATCTTGTTGAATAGGTCCTGTGAGTTTTTAGGGTTCATATAGTGCTATTTAGTGCCTTGCGAACTTGAATATGGTTCCATGTTGTGGTCTCTGTACGGTACGGTGTGTTAGTACAAAATCATTATTACCAGCAATTTTAAGCACCTCTGCGTCGCTTACACCCACGGTTTTTGGCACATCCTTGCCGACTATGGGCACACGTAGATACAATGTTGAAGAGCACTTCTTGAACATATCGTCCAGTGCCCCTTGTCGCTGGTTGTTCTTTATCTTGTGATACACACCCAGGCAGAACACTTGATCGTAATCTTGATACTGATAGGATATGTAGTTTTCCGTTGAGAATTCTATGTTCGGTATTCCCACAGCATTCTCACGTGCCTTCGTTATTCTGTAAGGCTCTATGTCAAACGCAAAAACTTTTTTGAATCTCTTTGATAGTTCTATGGCTATCAGTCCTTCGGCACAGCCAACATCCAGCACGGTGTGATCTTTGTTGAAATCGATTATTCCTGAGAGATCATTCCATCGTTCATTGAAGTCAACATTACCTTCCTCACCTGACTTGTAATATAGATTTTTTCTCACGTTATCCTGTGAACGATCCAAAGATGGGCATAGGTGTGATCTCACTCGTCCTATCTGTCCATTTCTCAAAAATTTTAGGATCAAAGTCCGCTAGTACTTTCATCATACGTGTCATTAATAGACACGCACTGACTAGGTCGTCGTGCTGTCCGGGTTTGGCCTTGTAACTCATGCCGGATGCCACGAAGTCTTTAAGTTCCGATATCAACAACTGCGAGTGTATTTTCATCTTGTCATTCTCTATGAGTTCTTTGAATTTGGTACAGGCATCTATCTTGTGTTTTGCTGTGGTGTTGAATCCCCTCCTGAATTTACGCCTGTGTCCCTTCCTGATCGGCTCACTTAAGAACATGCCCATGATGTTCTCCTCACCTATATCCATCACACGCATCAATGCGGCCTCACCTATGGAGTTGTTCTCCATGGAGTAGAAAATTTGAGGTGTTGCTGTGGAATCCTGTTCCATGATTGTATCATGTATGTGTTTGTTGATTCCTTGTAGAATTCTTATCTGTTGGTTCATCGGGGTCATGTTATGATGCCACTCGCCCACTTGCTCAAATGTGGGAAGTTCAAAGACCTGTATTGCGGCGTAGTCACCGCCTGTTCCCATGCTGGGATCCAGTGACACCATGTAGGTGTGTCCTGGGGTTGGCCTCTTGAACCAACGTACCTGTCCTGTTGTCTCGACAGGGGGTGTGCCCTCCATGTCGGCTAGAACCATACTGGAAACCAGGGTCTCGTCAAAGATCAAGAACTCACATTCGTGTTCCCTGCGGAACCGTTCTTCCCCGATCCTGGCCCGTTCTGCGTCGGCCCACTCTTGATCCCTGTCGGGGTGTTCTGACCAGTGTGCCTTCATGGCGTAGAAACCGTTGGTGCCTGTTATCTTGTCGTTGCCGTACTCGTCAAACCTCTTGTTGGCCTCTTTCCAGATCATTGCGAACTGGTCTTCATCCGAGTTGGGAGTTGAGGTTATCATGCACTTACCACCTGTACTCAAGGTTGGTGATAGTGATGTCCAGAACTCCTTGGCCTTCTCTGGCGGTTGTACGAACGCGAACTCATCACAATATATAAGTGTGAGTGACATACCCCTACCTGTGTTCTCTGTTGTTGTGGTCGCCATTATCTTTGAACCATTGTCGAATTCTATGCTGTTCCGGTTGTATTGTGTCACGCCCGCTTTGATCCACGATGGCAACATCTCGTATGCGTAACGCACTCTCGACATGATGTCTGATGCACCCGCATATTTGTGTGCGGCTATTAGGATCTGTGAGTCTGGTCTGAACATGGCATACCACACCAGGTAGCCCGATGCACACGTGGTCTTGCCCGTCTGTCTGGGTAGCATGGCTATGCTGAATCTGTGATTGTTGTAGCTCTCTATCAAGCGTTCTTGGTACGGGAAAGGTTCGAAATTCACGGAACCCTTGACAGGATGCTGTATCATCATGAACTCCCTCATGAAGTACAGAGGCCCCGTTTTGGGATCCATACACTTCTCAAGTTTCTCTACCTGTTCTTTGGTGTACTTGTGTTTCTTGTGCGCCTTCTTGATTTGGTCGCTATCTAGTGATACATACGCCATAGTGTAGTATTTAACGCTGTTCGGATGATCGGAAAAGTATTACTTTGCTTCTTTGTCTTTGATGGCTTTTTTCATTGGTTCTTTTTTATCACCATCTTTGTCCATATCCAAGAAGTCAGGTTTTGCTTTTTTGGCTTCTGTCTGATATGCTGATTTGAAACTTTCGTACTGTGTTCTAAGGCTGTTGGCAAGTTCTTCTTCGGTGATCTTGTCTTCCTGGGCAACTGCCATTGCGTTATCACCGTCCTGTGCTTTCGCGAACTGCTGTTTACGTCTGTTCAATCCACCTGAGTGTACGTTCACTAATGTGTCTATGTCTGAAACTTTTTCTTCAGGTTCGTTAGCGAATGTTTCCGCCGCTTTCTCTTCATCTGGTGCTGTCACCATGTTCCTGAACTTGGCCATCTCATCACCATCTGTGCCGTGATCCGACGCTGGTTCTTCAGCACCGATCATCGCCGCGTCAACAGGCTTGACTCCTGCTAATGATAGTATCTGCATCATCATGGACGCTTCTTGAGGTGTGTCTGCTGATATCTGGATCGCTTCTTTCACTGTTTCTTTTTTGTCTTCTTTGCCTGTTTTTTTGTCATGATATGCTTTAAGGCCAGCTGGCATCTTGCCTTCAACTGCTTCTTCTGTGCCATTTATGCTGTCCCAGAAACCTGCCAGGCTCTCACCATGCTTCTTGATGAATTCTTCTCTTGAAAGTTTTTCCGCTTCGTCATGTAGGTAGTCCTTCATTCTGCTTTCGTCAACTTTAGGATTAGTTCTCTCAACATTCTCCACAGCGTCTTTGACCAATTCTGGTTTTGATTCTGCGATTTCTTTTAGTTTCTGTAATACATCTATCATTTCCATGGCTTATTTTCCTTTTGCTGGGTGTGGGTTACCTTTTACAGGACCTTTGTGTGCGGCCTGTATCGGTGATGGTTTGGATTCTTCTTCGTTGCTCTGTAGTTCTTGTGTTTTGTTGTCTTTGCCCACTTCCATATTGAGTGCGTGGGCTTCTCTGTCTTTTAATAATTCTTTCAGTAGGCTCATGTTGGCCTTGGTTGAGTGGAAGTCTTCTGCGTTCACTTTAGGAGCATCCTTGTACTCGATGTCATACAGTTTGTTAGCGTACTCTGATTTGATCTGCATCTGGTCTTGGTATTCCTCTGTGGGCTCACCTGGTTTCCTCACAACGATGTGTGTGGCTGGTAACCTCATCCTGTCTGAAAGGTACTCTTTTAATTCCCTCACTGACACAGGATAGTTTGTTGTGACGTCAAAGATTGTGACTTCCTCGTTGCTCAACATGGGGAAATCTAACGGCATGGTCATGATAGGTGTTTTCTTGCCTGCTGACATTTTAGACACTTCAAATTTAGCAAGTGCTGTTTCCATCTTGTTGGCGAAATCCTTGTCAATAGCGCCTGCTACCTTGATTTTGTAGTCATACGACTTTACTGATTCTGCTAGATAGTCCTTAAACGTGCTCATATGCAATATTTAGTCTTTTTTTAATAGTTTCTTCATCAATTCGTTACGATCGGATATTACGAATCCATCGCTTTCCTCTATTTGACCACCGTCTTTGTTGCCATCTTTGTCCAGTTTCATCTTCTTGAGCTGTAGTTCCACCATCTTGAGCTTCTTGTCTATCTTGCTACCCTTGGCGTCTATGGCGTTGCGCAGGAAGTTGCTGGCAACCTCAAAAATACGTCCTGAATAACGTGAATCCACATTCATGCCTAGGTCCATCAGGTTCTTGTAGCTCTCTTCTGCTTCTACGGCCAGTTTGTCCAGTTCGAGGTCACTCAGTTCCCCCAGACCCTTCACCTGTGGCAGTGCGGCCGCTATCTTGTCAAACTCCGCGTAGCTCTTCTGTAGGTTCTTTGCGGTCTGAGGATCAACGTTCTTCAGCACTTCCTTGGTCTGATCTCTGTTGGCCCTGGCCTGCTCCTTCTTATCCACTTCCTTGAAGGCCTCTTTGACGTTTGGTAAATTAAGTATGTCCTCTAATTTCTTTGTCATCGTCGTATTTACTTACGTTTGCCATTGTGGAACAACTGCTCTTCTGACACCACCCTGAACTTGATCCTCCTCTGCTTGGCGTAGGCACTTGCGGCCTCCCACTTGGCCATGTTTATGATTACCTGTTTCTTCTTGGCCTGACTACGTCCCGCGGACTCCATGGTGGTCTGACTCATGGGCTTGACCTCAACCATCTCGGCGTGTTTGCGACCTTCCTTGTCTTGGTACACTATGAAGAAGTCTGGCACATACACTGTGTACTTGCCCGTGAATGGATGTCGGTAAGGAATCTTTATTGATTCAGATGCCCATTGGTACACGTTGGGGTGTTCGTCACACAACCTCATGAACGCGTGTTCCCAACTGGATCTGTATGTGGGCGTCTTGGTGCCCACATATTTTTCTCCGTTCTTGGGAGAGAATTTGCCCCTGGCGAATCTCGGTAACATTAGTCTATGATATTCCTAGATACTGTCTCTTTGGTCGTGAGCGTCTGCCTGACACCCAGCCTGCTGGACTTGTATCTGTTGGCGTTGAGTATTATGGTTGTCAGTTCTGACAGTAGTGCCGGATCCGCATAGGTCAGTTTGTCTAATATTTCCTGTGGTCTGATGTTGTCAATCTTTGCTTGTGATAGTATCACGTAAGCGGTCGATTCTGCCGATGATCTCGAAAATCCACGCTTGACGAAGAACGCCACGGTACTATCATAATCACCTGCATTGAATTGATAACCGGTTTCGTAGTTTGTCGTGGTCAGTTTTTCTATTGTCTTGTCCAACTCGTCTTTTTGTTTTGGTGGTAGGTTTGTGTAAAATTCTGCCATTACAATGCCGCTTTCTCAGTTGCTACAGACACGTTTTGTGTTGTCCTGTCTATTTTGATGTAGCCTTCTGTTATCAGTTTCCTTATGTCCGTGATTGCTTTGTTCCTATAAACGGTCTTGGTTGTAGTGCCAGCACCCGCATATTCTATATCGGATTCTGCCACTGTGAGATCCTTCCTAGATCCTATGTCTTTGTAGTATATTCCGGCCGCGATTTCATCCTTGATGGTCTCGTCGACGGATATAAGATTAAAAGATTCTTCTGCTGTAAGGAAGTTGACTGTGTCTAGTGATGGACTGTTTACCACACGTGTGTTTTGTTTTGTGCTCTTATCGTTGATACCTTTAGCATTAGCAATAATGGCCGCTCCTGCCACAGCGGCACCGACAGAGAAAGCACCAACAGGATTAGTTATTGTGCCTGCCTGCTTGCCAACTTCTAAAATACCTTCCTTGGCTATGCCTTTGAGTTCTTCCTTGACATCTGATTTTTTGATTTTCTTGGCATTGTTGTAGGTGTTTGAGGCCGCCAATATCGCTCCTAATATGTTTCCCGACTGTACATTCCTTATCACTGAACCTATGCCGTCAACAACACCGCCCGGACCAAATATACTGTTTGTGCCTCCGCCTAATACAGTTAAAGGGGAAGGTTCTTTGTCATAATGTATTGTGGCAAATCCAGGAACATTATTTTTGTTTATTATTCCTGATTTGTATATCACTGTTTCGTAAAATATCTGCATGGTGTTCTGTAAGACACCGGCGCCATCTGCTTGGTCTAAGTTATCGTGGCTAAACGAACCTATAACAGGGTTGACCAAGGTCATAGAAGTGAATCGTTGTTTGTGTAGCACAAATATTTCTATACCTTTCAAGTAAGGCTTTTTTCTCACGGCCGGTGTGTCTAATCCAAACTTCGTGATATTTTTTTTGTCTATACCATCGTAGTAATCGTCTTTTGTGTTTGAAATAGCAAGGTCCGAATTTAAAGCAACTGAGTCTGCTATGTGATACTCATAATATTTTTTCCAAAAAGCATTTACAGTGTCAGCGTGGTCGTCATGGAATGTAATGTTTACTGGTTCATATTGTATCCTGGTTGCCGCATACATTTTCTTGTTGTACTGAATTTTTTCTTCCAGGTTCATTCCGTATTTGGGTAGATCAGCACTTTTAACCAACATGTTGAGTTCATATCTTTCATTGGAGTTGAATCCGTTAAAGAATAGGGTTTCATCGGTGTTGAACACCACGTGGAACAGGAACTTCTGTTTGGGCATCAACTTGTAGTTGTCGTCTATGTACAGTCGTGATGCGTGTCGGAAGTCTTTCATTCCCGGTAGGCCGTCTTGGAATCCTTGTAAGAAGTTGTTAATGCTTGGCATATGGGTATTTATGGCCACAAAAAAAGCGCCTATAAAGACGCTTTCCTTGTATAATTGCTAACTTAATTTTGATTAACCACCAGTACTCAATGTACCGATCGTTCTAGATACCGCTGTTCCGATTCCTGTTCCTGTTGGAGTTTGGATCGCGTTGTCGTATCTAATTGACATAGTGATAGTCGCTGGGTCTGAGGTTGCGTATGCTAGTGTGTTGTAGTTCACGTTTTCTACATATGCACCGTATAACTCAAATGTTTCTAACACATTTGGTGCACTTGCTCCGTTACCACCATCTAGCATTTCAATTCTAGCAGTGAATTTGTAATCAATACCTGATGCCGCACTTGACTGTTCAAAGAAGTCAAACTGTTTCTGGATCTGCTCTCCAACCAATTTAGTCACAGAGTTGTTGACGTCATCTCTAAGATTGATTGTGATTGGATCCCAAGTGTGTTTACCTGCAACATAAACTTTTGAGTTGTACACGTCCAGTGTCACGTTGTCGAAAGTCAAGTTAGGTCTCGTGATGTCTATAACTTGTTTTGTTAGTTCTGATCTTGGTGTTGATACTCCAAAATTCTCCAGGATCGCTCTAAAACGATACTGTAGTTTTGGCATCAATAAACCTTGTGATGCTGAACTCTGATCGTTCGCTAGTGGTACTGTAAATTTTGATAAAGTTGATATTGCCATCTGTTTCTCCTATTTATTCAAAATTAGTTCCCTAACTTTGCAATTTCTCCTGTGTTTTTGATTCTTAACGGTATGTAGATGAACTCGACCGATTTCACTGGTTCGATCGCGATGTCCACGTACAGTTCATTCCTGTCGATCCTGGTAGGTGTGTTGTTGGTGTCATCACAGACTACTAGGAAGTCGTATAACGCTCTCTGACCAACAAGCTCTAGCAAGAATGACTCGATTGCTTGTTTGATCTCATTCCTTGTCAACTCATCGTTTGGTTCAAAGATGAACGGTTTAGCGATAGCATCCAGTTGTGTTCTCAGATACACTGCCAATCTTGAAACGTTGATCCTGTCCATTGCTGAACTTGCCGATGTCTTGGTCAAGTTACCAAAGTTCACGATGCCCGCTCCTGAGAAGAATGTGATCGGATTAACTTTCACGTTGTGCATCGAGTCTCTCACTGACTCCGTAACAGATATTATTTGGAATTCGCCTGATGTGGCGTTGATGTAACCTACTGATGTGGCGTTGTCAACAACTCCACGTCTTGTTCCTGCTGGAGCGAACCATGGGAAAGCGATGTTGTCGTTGTTCGCCAGTGTCCTCATCATCATGTGACTTGGTGGAACAACAATGGTTTTACCCGTGTTGTCTGTGGTTGATCCTGAAGGATAGAACACTCCTAAGTAATCACTTGAACTAACAAGACCGTCCTCGCCGTTGTCTGTGGCGGCCGCCGTGTTGTTTGCCCAGTTCGTGATTGCCGTTGCTGTGCCGGCCAATCTCATTGGTGTGTCACCAACAACGAATGCCGTGTTGTTCCTGTCGGTGTTTAGGTTGATCATGTTCTGTATCAGTTCTGGATATCCAGGACAAGCAATCACGTTGTAACCCCTTTGGTCCTCTCTGATCGCTTGGTTCGTGTCTATCTCAGATTTCAGTTGTGCCACGATGACTTTTCTCTGTGCTTTCCTTCCGAAAGTGCCAGAACCGTCCGCGTTGTTGCCTGACTTGGTGACCCATCTGTCTGGGTAGTAACCACTAACTGATTCGTTGTTGTATCTGATGTTACCCAATCCTGATGAACCCGATCCAGGATAAGCAGTCGTTGTTATGTAACTGTTTCTGTATTCTTTCACGTTATAACCACTTCTCCTAGTGTTCCACAGCATGATACCCTGTGGGTAAAGTGCTGGGTCTGGAGCATCTGGATCTATGAAGTTGTCACTTAAAAGATTCTTGATTGTTGAAGCAGTGCCCGCCTGTGTGCTGTTGTTGGCATTCCTGTCTGTTGAAGTATGCCATCTAGCATCTGCGAAGACAACTCCGTCTTCTGTGGTCTGATCTGCCTTGTCGATTAATTCCCAGGCCGCACCCGACGTGGTGACAACCACTTGGTTTGCTGTGTTGCTTGAACTTAGTGTGGCAGATGTGTTGTATCTGTAGAGTTTTGGATAGTTCTCAAGATCGCTTGTGTCAATCCATAAGTCATTAGTGACCAGTGCTGTTCCGTCTGACTGTGTAGTCGGTGCTGTGGCACTGAACTGTGGACCATTTGGATCTGTGGTAGCGTATTGATTTAGGTATCCTACCCAAGTTGTTCCGTTGTGTACCATGATGTCTGCTTCGTCAATCTTGGTGTCATACCAAAGTGTGCCATCTGTTGGCTCATTGGTAGGAGCACTTGTTGAAGCAGTGTAGCTCAATCTCTTCCAGTTTGTAGCGATAACCTCGTTACCCACTGTTGAGTCTTCTGAATCACCTGTTGGTGCCACGTACAAGTTATCAACCAGTGTTGTGCTGTTAGCAGTGTATCCACCGTAACTGTGTGCGTCACTGGTACCGAATCCTGCGTCGTCTAGTGGAGTTCCTGATGTGTTGTTCATCCTGAAGTCACCACCCAGTTTGTGTTTGATCTGTATGGCGCCTGTGTACTCACCTGCTGTGATTATAGACGCTTCTAGGTTCGTGAAACCTGCGGCTGTGAATGCCGTCACGAAGTCTTCCTTGTCAGCCAGTGTTGATCCATCACTTGATTGGATTGTAACTGTCTTGGCCGCCGCCAACGCTTCTTGGGTCTTCACGGATTCTCTCACTGTGAATGTCTCGTTGTGCGTGAACGTTGGATGTGTGGTCTTAGAACTTATTATAGTCTGTCCACCTTCGTATCTGAACAGTTGGAAGTCGCCCACGTTTGGTGTGATGTCTGACTGTCCGTCCACTGATTGTTCAGTGATGTTGTACTGTGTGTAAAGTGTGCCAGCAGTCAATCCTGTACCACCGTTCGATGGATCTAGGTTGTAGATCGCTGAATGGTTTGTGGCATACAATGGAGCAGACACTGTTCCAAAACTAGCACTTGACGAGCTGTATAGTTTGGCAACGATGTTGGCGCCCGCATTGGCATTGGTTGTCTTGAACCAAACCGAACCGTTGGGTCTGTCTTCGTCTGCTGTCTTCCATGTTGGTCTGTTGGTGTGTTTGGCCTGCAGGAATTTAACACCGTTGTAAGTCTGTGCTGTGATCCCCAAGTCACTTAGTAGTGTGCCTGTACCTGCTTGAAACTTGATTGTGTTGTCGCTTTCCACAGAAGAATCACTGAAACCTAAACCATTGTGGAAGATTTCTAGATTGCCTGTGGTAGCGTTGACACTTGCTGATACTCCAGGAACATTGGCATTAGTGAATGCTGTAGCCACATCTGAAAGTGCTGTGCCGCTTACTGAAACTTGAACACTGTTCACGTACATGGAGTGACCGCTTGTCACTGTTGTACCTGAAGCAACTGTGATGACAGGTAAGCTCAAGTGCCATGCGCTTGATCCCAATTGTACCCAAGTGTTGCTTGAAGTTTTCTTGTAGATTTTGTTAGAAACATGAGTGGTGTTGATCGCATAGTCTCCTTGTGATCCCACTGATGTTTTTGGTGCACCTGTTGACACGTTACCTACCAGGTCAGTAACTGATGTGATCAACGTTGGTGTGATTGTTGTGAATTTCTGATCAGTTTTGCTCCACTGAAAGATACCGTAACTGGTAGATGCAAGGTCAAACCAGTATGTGCCATCTGTTGGTGTTGCGGTTGGAGCCGAAGCACTTCCAATTAATTGTGAAGTGTCAACGTTGGCTCTTAAAA